ATCCCTGCAAATGCTTTGCCGTAAGATTTGTTATCTGTTAATTGTCGATTATTGAATAGCATTGCAGAACCATCTATAAACTCAGCTAAGTATTCCTGCCTGAATATCATTTCAGGTAGTGTTAACTTTGCATCGTCTATCTCGGATGGGTTAATCATTGGGTTATCATACGAAGTCATTGTGAAAGACTTGTACTGCTCATTAGTTCCATCCAATTGGTGCATTTTGTAAAAATGGTTTTTACCTTTTGGAGTTGAAATTAAAAGCACCTTTTTACCTTTTACCAGGACCGTAGCACGAAGGACCTCGGTCCATGCCTTTTCATCCATGAAAGCAAACTCATCACATACCAGGTAATCAAATGTAAAACCTCGTATATTATCGTATCGTTCTGCTGAAAAGAATTGAATTGTTGAGCCTGTGATGTATTCGATTATTAACTCCGATTGATTAACCTTTCTGTAAATTTCCATTCGCTTAGCAAATGCCTTAAACGTTTCTTCAAATACTTTCTTTGATTGTTTGTAAACAGGACTAACCCATGCTATTTTACAGCCTTTATTGTTTAAAGCCCAAAATAACATTTGATTCAATGCCAATAAAGTTTTACCGAACTGCCTACCTATATTGATAACATAATACTTTTCATTGCTGAAATTTATAGCATCATGTATTTTCTTCTGGTTCCGATGTGGTGTGTATAATACTGCTTTCGCCAAAGTCCGCTGTAAATTTCATGTTTCCTGTTACCTTCACTTCTTGTTGTTCAATGTAGCCACGTTTCTTGCCTTTACACTTTAAATAAAACATTGTGCTTAATGGATTGCCTTTTGCTATCTGTTTATGCAATTGACTTTCTGCAAAGTCCAAAGCAACGTTCTCAAGTTCCTTTACTGCCTTTTTATATTCTTTGTCTTTTTGATACCACTCGTAGTGTGTAGAACGTGCAATGCCAACTGACTTACAAGCAGTTGTTATAACTCCTAAATGTTTTTCAAGAGCATCTAACATTGCCTTTTTTAATATGTCCGAATTTGTTGTCATTTTGCTTGTTCAAATATCTTTTTTCTATCGTATGCCATTTTATTTTATTTTAATTCAAAACTTGCTGTTATTCTATTTGACGAAGTATTCATATTTCCAACTGTTGTTCCTTTTGATTGGCTATTTGTTCTTGAAAATCTTGTAGTAATCCATTGACTTGATTTTTTCAAAGCATTTATTAAACTTGGTGAAGAGGTAACAATATTAAATCTTTGTTTTTCTTTTTTATATAATTTTCCTATTTCATTTAATAATTTTATTCCTATTCCAGCTCCTTGATAATCAGGTAATATAACTAACCTATGTACTTTTTTAATATTTTTTGCTTTTGGATGTGGAAAATGTAATATGCTTATAAATCCTGTTATTTCATCATTAACGGTTGCTATAAATACATTTGCAGCGTTGTTATGTGAGTGACTTAAATAGTGGTGCTTAGCAAACATTTTCCAAATTGTTTTATCTCTTGTATTGTATATTTCAAATTTAATTTCTGGTCTATTTTTTTTTTGCCCTTCAAAACTTTGAAAGGTCATTGTATCAGTATTAAATATCCAATCAGGTAGCAACCAATCTTGAACATCAAAGTGGCAAGTTACTGCAATAAATTGTTTATCAGTTTTTCTAATTGCTTTCTGCATAGCAAATGAACCTATTTGAGCAACATTTCTATCAACTACGCTTGTAAATTCATCAAATACAAAAAACTTTTGTTCTTCTAATATAGCACGAGCCAAATCAATTCGCATTTTTTGTCCGTTACTTAATACTGAATAAGGTTTTAACCAACTTGGTGGACTACTAAAACCAACGGAATTAAATGTAGAAGTAATTTGCTCAACTGAACATTCTTTTGGCATATCATCCAAAACTGTTTCTGCATTGTATTGATAATTTGTAATATAACTTTCAGGAAATAATTGTTTTGCTATTGTAGTTTTTCCAGTTCCACTTTTACCAACTATTAATCCAATTTGCCATTCTTTCGGTAAATCAATATCACCTTTAAATTGTTCAATAATATTTTCAGACTGTAAATCAAATTTACCAATTACTGAAGCAACTCTAAAAGTTTTAGTTGGCTTAACTTGTTTTATAATGTCAAAAGTCGGCATTCGTAACCTTGTTCAATTAATTTATTATATGTATTTTCTTGGTGTTCCTCATCTTTACAAACAATTTCTATTCTGTAAAGATTATCAATTTCACTTGATAAATCTTTTAATTCGTCTTCAGAATCTTTAAATATTGGAATATCCAATCCCCAGTCTGTTAATTCACTTTCATTCCACTCATTTGCCAATATATCCCAATCCCATTCACCGAAGCCAACATTATCTTTAATAATAAACTCGTTTTGTTTTTCAATACTCCAATCAACTATTTGAACGGGTGCTTTTTTCCATCCAGCTTCCTGCATTGCTCTTAGTCTCATGTTACCGCCCAATACTATCATATCAGTATTTACCACGATAGGTCGCACATTTGCCATTTCAGGAAAGTCCTTTAAAGATTGAACTAACTTTTTAAATTTGTCATCCTTTAAAACACGTGGGTTATTAGGATTTGACTTAATTTCTTTAATGTTTATTTCTTTTATCATAAAGTACCAATATATCTATCTAAATACCATTGAGCTTTTAAAAGGTCTTCTTTTGTCTTTGTGAGGTCTTTTTTACCTGCTCTGCTAATATACTTAACTACATTTCCTAAATGAAAGTTTAACTCCCATGCTTCTATTACTTTAATAGCTTCATAGGTTGTATTCCCTCCATAGTGTTTTGGGTTATTTACTGCTTCCATCTTTGATTGTTGCTAGTAAAAATTCAAGTAATTGTCTTCTACATTCTGAACATCCTAAGTTAAAAGGTTTGTTTCCTGACTTGATTGCTATTTCGTTTAAATCTGTGTAATTAAAGTTAGGTGAATAGTTTTTACCCATTGATTCCCAGTTTAACAAAGATTGTTTTATTTCTTCGGTCATAGATACCTATCATTAATTCGTTCAAAGAGAGAAGCTATTAATGCAAAGGTAAAAGGAATCGTCAATAAATCAAATAAAGTAGTAAAGTTAATTATTTGATAAATTAAGAAACTCCAATAAGTTAAGCAAAGAGGACAGGTAAAAGGTTTACGATGTAACCAAATAGGTTTAGGAATAAACTTTGCTATTATGTATGTAGTTGCTAGTAGTTGTAACATTAGTATCCTTGACTTAATAAACAAACTGTTTCTGCATGAGGTAAATGACCAGGATTTCCAAAATAAGCGAAGAAAGTTGAATGAGGGTGTAAAGGTTTGATTTTTTCTTTTGCTAATATTATACTCATTACGGATTGATCATGTCTATGTCCTTTAACTCTATTGTCTTGACTTACTTGGTTAGCTTCATTTGTCCAGTCTCCTTCATAACATCCTTTTATTTTAGTTGCATTAAAATATTCTTTGAATAGTTTGTTTGCTTTTTCGTTCTTAAAATTAAATCCCATTAAACAAGCCATTATCATTTTATGTTTGAATGATTCATCTCTACCCATTGAATAGTTGTTTAAACATTCGTCTGATGTATAATCTCCAATTGTGTAACCTAAATTATCAAAAAATATAAATCCGTTTATGTTTATGTATTCAATAAATTTATCAATTGACTTAATGCAGTAAACAGGACTATCCATCCATATTACAATTTCAAATCCTTTTTTCTTTATTTCATTAATTGCATAAGGTTTGAATGCGTATGGTATTTCTGTATGTTCAGGAGAATTTATTTTTTCAAAGTTTCTAAACTGAAAATAGTTTTCCATTGGAAAGTTTATAGCCTGTAAAGATTCAGCTTGTCTTTTACCTGCTAACTTATATTTTTCTTTGTCATCAAAAAAAGTAACAATAGCTACCTTAGTATAGTTTGTCATAGTCTTGGTATCTGTAATGGTAAACAGGTTCTTTAATTTCTACTTCTGTTTTAATTAAACCTAATCTTTTGAGTTCCATGCAATAAGCATAATCTTCAAAGTTGCTTTTATCTTCAAATTTTATTAGCCTTGCAATATCTCTTTTAGTTGGAGTGATGTGATTTGTAGGTCTTAAATAAATTTCATAACCTTTTGACCAGTCAGCAGTGTATTCTAAATTCTTACTAATATACCATTCTTTTTTATCTGAACCATTAGTAGTCATTATTCCATTTATAGCCAGTGCATCAGGTTTTTGTTCTAATGCTGTAATTATATTATAAATAGCATTAGGCATTATCATATCATCATCATCAATAAACCAAACATATTCTCCTTGCGCTGCATTTAGTAAATCGTTTCTTTTTTGTCCTGTTGTTTTAGTTCCTTTTGGAGCATCATCTGAAATAACCTCAATTAAGCCAAAAGCATTCGATAACTCTAATTGTTTATTTATTTCAGAATGTAACTCTAAAAATAAGTTAGCACGTTGAGGTACAGTAGGAATAAGGATTGAAAGTATCATTTAGCGTAAATTATATTTTCTAAGTTTTGAGCTATAACTTTAAAGTTATATTTACTCATTTCTTCATTAATTGCGTTTAAATGAGTTCCATTATGTTCAATACATAAACACTTGCATTCTAATTCATTTAAGTCTAATTGCTTTAATACTTGAACATCTAATCCTTCAACATCTATGTTTATAAAATGATATTTAGTATTTAAAGTGTTAAAATCTTTAAAGCTTAATGCTTGTATTTCAATTGTTTTATATTCAGTTGTTGATTCCCATTTCTGTTTATCTTTTATTGACAAAGTAGAAAGTAAATCAGTATCACCGTTACCTAAATGTTCACCACTTACATAAAAAGTCATTAATTCTGACTTATCTGCAATAGCTATATTGTGAACCTTAGTTTTTTTCTTTCTGCTATAAAGTTTCTTTAATTTTTGAAATGCGTTTGGAGATGGTTCAACTAGATCACCAGTCCATCCTAATTCAATTAACTTTCTGCTGTTTGATAAAGTTACACCATCATTTGCTCCAATATCTAATAAATGACCTTTAAAATCTTTAAAGTATTCTATTATAATTTGTTCTTCGTTATTTTGACTATACATTATTGTATTTAGGTTTATTGATAATTAAATGTTTAGGTAAAAAATAATCTTCTGACTTTCTATATTTAAACAAATTATAATCTGTGTTCCACATTTCTTGACTTTCAGTCTTTCTGTATTGTTCGTCATATTCAGACAAACCCCATGCAGGATGCCTATGAGTAAATAATACTTTTTTATCTCCCATGTACTCATATTTACCTAGTAAATGTGCTACTTCAGTAGCTTCACAATCACACCATAAAGACTTATAATCAGGATGATAAATGTAATTAAAACGATTATAATAATCAAATCCCATTATACTCATTGTCATAATGTTTGCGTGTTGATTGCCATCTGAATAATGAAGAACCTGGTCGTAGTTTCCTTTAAAATCTTGTCTAATTATATTGTCAAATCCTTTAATTTCAA